GTTCTTCCGCGAAACCATTCCACGAGAATGGAAAATGTTCCGCGAACAGGTGTCAGACAATTTCCGCGTCATAACCCACCAAGAATTTCGGTTTTTGGAAGGTTAGGGGTATATAGAGACTAGGCAATGGGTTAGTGGCTCCAATCCTTCACAGGAGGACTTTGAAGCCCAAGAACAATTCGCAGTGCGACCCGATCGCCCTGCGCCTGACGTGACCAGACCACCCTTCGGGGCCTGGCGAGACCGCAGCCTTCACCGGCCAGCCCTCTCGCCTAGCCCGGCAAACCGAAGAGGAGGTCGTCATGACCCAATCACAAAACCCGCGCTGCATTTTGGCGCTCGATCTTGGAACCACGACGGGCTGGGCGCTCCGGACCTTCGAGGGGCTGATCACCACCGGTACGGCGTCGTTCAAACCTGGACGCTACGATGGCGGTGGCATGCGCTATCTGCGCTTCACCAACTGGCTGACCGAATTGGATCGGCTATCGGGACCTTGCGCGGCGATCTGGTTCGAGGAAGTCCGTCGCCATGCAGGCACCGACGCGGCTCATGTCTATGGGGGCCTGATGGCGTCGCTGACCAGCTGGGCCGAACTCAGGGGCATTCCATATGAGGGCGTGCCGGTCGGGACCATTAAGCGCCACGCGACCGGCAAGGGGAACGCTCCCAAGCAGGCGATGATCGACGCAGCGCGCGCCCGAGGGTTCAGCCCGTCCGACGACAATGAGGCTGACGCCATCGCCATCCTTCACTGGGCCATCGAGACCCGGGGAGGTACAGCATGAGGTTCACCCCCAAAGGCTATGGCGGTAAGCGCCGTGACCCCGAGCGGGTCAAACGGGAGGGCTGGCGTGAGCAGGGCGTGCTGGCCGTCAACATCCACGATCACCGCCTGACCTGGCCCGAACGGGAGCTGGTCGAACAACTGGGTAAGAAACTGTACGGGCCGCGCCCAGCAGGGGAGGTGCGCCATGGCTGATCACATCTGGACTGCTGACGATGTCGCCGATCATTTCGAAGAAGCGTTCCGCACCCTCCGGAAGCTACCGCCGGTGAAGGCCCGTGGGTATTTCAACGCATGGCCGGACATCGTGCGGACCAGCCGCGAAATCGCAGCGATGGAACCGCAACCCATGCGCGTCTGGCCTTCGGCGGCGTCGATCTCCCGGCTCGAGCAGACCTTTGACTGGGTGCTCTGGATTGAGGAGCAGGAACGCAAGCTGATCTGGTCCCGGGCTGCGCGTGTGCCTTGGAAGCAGATCAGCGGCGAGTTGGGGTGCGATCGTACAACTGCGTGGCGGAGGTGGCAGCTGGCGCTCACCAAGATCGCCTCGCGGCTGAATGCCTAGCGACTCCAATGTGTTGCAACACTTTTGTGTTCGACACATGCAACATTTCCGTGCTATCCGTAGGGCATAATGGGGAGAGTGCGTTGGAAAACGGCTCTCCCCGTTTTCGTTGGTGGGCACCCTGCTGGCTTCCGGGGTCCAACCTGGAGTCCAGCTGGGGTCCAGGAGGCTAACCCACTGACTTTACGGGTCCTTCCTGGCCATAAACGTATACGGGCGGGCGAAGCGCGCAATATCGCCAGCGACAGGGCCGGTTTTTTGGGAAGCCACCCCGGCGGGCATCCACCCGCGATCTTCTGAAAACCACAACAAAACAAACTCTTGGAACCTGACACGTCCGGTGGCCGCTGGACCCTTTGCGGAGTCCAGGCTTGCTGCCGGTGTGCGGAGTCCAGGGTATCCACCCCATTGAGGCGAACCGACTAGCATGACCCTGAGCTTTGCCCCGGACGCGATTGAGACATGGCCGTTGGCCAAGCTCCAGCCTTACGCGAACAACGCGAAAACGCACGGCGCGGATCAGGTTGCCAAGATCGCCGCCAGCATGGCGGAGTTCGGCTGGACCGTTCCCTGCCTGGTCGCGGACGATGGAGAACTGATCGCTGGCCATGGCCGGGTCCTGGCCGCCACGCAACTCGGGCTAACCGAGGCACCGGTGATCGTGCTGGGTCACCTGACCGAGGCGCAGCGCCGTGCCTACCGGATCGCGGATAACAAGCTGACGGAACTCGGGACCTGGGATGAAGCGCTTCTCTCGGCCGAACTAAACGACCTGCTGGCCGAGGACTACGACCTGTCGCTCATTGGCTTCGATGACGCTGAACTCGAGGTGCTGTTGGCTGGAGAGGTCGACCTTGAAGCCGCCTCACGCGAGGGCGAGGACGATGTTCCAGAGGCCCCCGAAACCCCGATTAGCCGTCCCGGCGATCTCTGGGTGCTGGGCAAACATCGGTTACTCTGCGGTGACGCGACAGTGGCCACCGATGTCGAGCGTCTGCTGGGCGACGTGAAACCGCTCCTGATGGTGACCGATCCGCCCTATGGCGTCGAATACGATCCCGGCTGGCGCAACAAGGCAGGGGCAGCCGCGACCAAGCGAACCGGCAAGGTGCTGAATGACGACCGCGCTGACTGGCGCGAGGCCTGGGCGCTGTTCCCCGGTGACGTCGCCTATGTCTGGCACGGCGCGCTGCATGCGACCACCGTCGCCGACAGCCTTGTTGCAGCCGGCTTCAACATCCGGTCCCAGATCATCTGGGCCAAGGACCGATTGGTGCTGAGCCGCGGTGATTATCACTGGCAGCACGAGCCCTGCCTCTATGCCGTGAAAAAAACCGGCAAAGGCCGTTGGGCCGGTGATCGCAAACAGACGACGCTCTGGCAGATCGCGAACAAGGATCAGGACGCGGAAACTGTGCACGGGACCCAGAAGCCCGTGGAATGCATGCGTCGGCCAATCCTGAACAATTCCAGCCCCGGCCAGGCGGTCTACGAGCCTTTCATGGGGTCGGGCACCACCCTGATCGCGGCCGAAACGACCGGTCGCGTCTGCTACGGGATCGAACTCAATCCTGCCTACGTCGATGTCGCTGTGGAGCGTTGGCAGCAGTTCACGGGCAAGGACGCCGTTCTCTTTGGCTCCGATGAGACGTTCAACGAAATCAAGATCAAACACGATTGAGGCATGCATGACTTGGCTCTATTTTCCTCCAGGTGCACTTCCGGAACCGAGGACGCATGCCTGTTCGGCCTCTCCCTTTGTTCCGGCGCAGGCGGCATCGACCTTGGGCTTACCATCGCCATCCCCGGATATCGAACTGTGGGCCATGTCGAACGGGAAACCTACGCTGCAGCCACTCTCGTGGCGCGGATGGAAGACGCGACCTTGGATTGCACGCCTGTCTGGGACGATGTTGCCAGTTTCGATGGCCGCCCGTGGCGCAATGCTGTGGACATCATCACTGCGGGCTATCCGTGCCAGCCGTTCTCAGTCGCAGGCAAGCGACAGGGAACCGAGGATCCACGCCACCTCTGGCCGCATGTTGCGCGCATCATCGACGAGGTCGAGCCGCCCTTCGTCTTCCTTGAGAATGTCGCCCATCATCTCCGTCTCGGCTTCCCCGAAGTCGCTAGCGGACTGGTCGGCATGGGCTACCGCCTTGCGGCGGGCCTCTTTACAGCGGCGGAAGTCGGTGCGCCCCACAAACGGGAGCGTCTGTTCATCCTCGCCATTCGCGAAGGTGACGAACTGGCCGACCCCGCGCGCCTGCTCTGGGACCCGCTCGAGTGGCGGGAACCGAACGGAAATGCGGCGAATGTGGCCGACGCCGAGGGCAAGTGCGAACGAGAACCGGCAGACGAAACCAACGCCCTCGCAAGAAGCAGGCAAGCATGGGATGAACCTGGCAACGAGCGCCGCGATGTGGCCGACGCCACAGACCGACAGCTTTCGGAGCCGGGGCGGCGACCGGAAGCACGAGAAGGGTCTGGACGGCATGGCGCGGGACTGGCCGACGCCGATGGCCAACGACGGCTGCAAGCCGAGTGCTGGCAACCGCAAAACAGCGGATCTGACCCATGCCAGCCGCATGTGGATGACGCCCACCGCGCGGGATCACAAGGATGGGGCGACGACATTGGCGAATACGCCGGTCAACGGCCTGCTTGGCCGCCAGGTCCTGGTGACGCCGATGGCTGGGAACGATACCTCCGAGCAGCGCCGGACCTTGAACCCGCTGTTCGTCGAGGCGCTGATGGGCTGGCCCACCGGGTGGACCGGCTTCGCCTCTGTGGCAACGGCGTGGTCCCCTTGGTTGCAGCGCATGCGCTGCGAACTCTTGCAGCTGAATTGCTGGCCGACGGATGAGGTGGCGGCATGAAGCAGTCGCGCCTCATGTCGCTGGTGGAGTCCGTCGCCAATGTGATCGTGGGCTACGGCGTCGCTGTCGGTACACAAATTCTGATCTTTCCGATATTCGGGTTGCATACGACGCTAACGCAAAACCTGAAGATGGGCGCGGTGTTCACGGTGGTGAGTATTGCTCGGTCCTATGTGCTGCGGCGGCTCTTCGAGGCGATCCGGATGAGAAAGACGAAGCCGACGCTTACACGGCGACGGCTTCCTTATAGTCGTGACTTCAGCGGTGCGCCGGATCGAAATCAGCGCTCGATACGATAGACCCGTCCGAGCCCCTCGACCTTCTTCGAGGTGATCTCGAGGCCTAACTTCTTCTTCAGCGCGCCGGACATTGCGCCGCGCACAGTGTGCGACTGCCAACCGGTTGCAGCGGTGATCTCTTCGATGCCCGCGCCTTCGGGCCGCCGCAGTAGATCGATTATGATCTGCTGCTTGGTCTGGCGCGGGGCTGCATCGGTTGTTTTGGGGATGGAATTCTTGGCCATAATTGTCTCCGGTCATCGGGGGTGCGGAATGCGACCCTTCTACCGGGACGAACCCCGCGCATGCGGGGCGGGTCTGCGCGGCGGCACGGTTCAGATCAGGTCGAGGTCTTTCAGGCAGGTTGCCGCATCGATCAACTGATTGGTCGGCACCTCGATGGTAATCGTCATGCTGTCGGCGTAGGCGCGGACATAAACGCCGCCATCGTCCATCAGGGCGCCTTCGATTTCGTCGAGGACCGTGGTGATGCGGCGTCGGTCGAAGTGATCGGGTAGCTTGCGGATCGGCAATCGGATGGTACTGGTTTCCATGGGACTCACTCCGCGTGCTCGCCTTCGCTGAAGGCGCTGTCGGTGATGCGCTTCAGGAGGCTGGCGTAGTGCTCAAGGGTGCCGACATGGCCCCAGTTGATCTCGTCGGGGTGGGCGTTGAAGTGGTCGTCGCTGAGGTTTGCCAAGCGCGCCAGCGCCTCGTCGATCTCGGTTTTCTTGCCGATGAAGGCGTTGAGCGCTGCTTCCTTGTTCCGCGCGGCCTTCTCGGCGCGCAGTTGGTGGCGGGGCGTTGTCTGCGGGTTCAGGCGGGTCATCGTGGCGGCTCCGTGGTGAGTTACATCTTTTTCTTGAGACCACGTTCGCTCTGGTACGGAGGCTTATCAACTACATAAGCACATGATTTTGAATGATAATCGGAGCGCGCAATGGAAGGTCTGAGCGAGCGCCAATACGCCGCCCGCGTCGGCCTTTCACGCGGGGCAATCCAGAAGGCCAAGGCGACAGGGCGGCTGGTTCTGCATGGCGATGGCAGCATCGACGCGGTGGCCAGCGATGCCCTGCGCGCCGAGGCGACCGATCCGTCCAAAACCCGAAAGCCGCCGCAGCCAAAGCTCAAACCTGTCCCAGAGGCGGCAGTGTCCGCAGTCGGCGAGACGCTCCGTGAACAGGGGTTAGCGGCGCCACAAATCGGCAGCGGCACCACGTTCCTTCAGGCCAAGACGGCGAACGAAGTGCTGAAGGCGCAGGAGCGCCGCCTCCGGTTGCAGAAGCTGAAAGGCGAGTTGATCGATCGGGCCCGCGCGCTGTCGCTGGTGTTCCGGCTGGCGCGGCAGGAGCGCGACGTCTGGGTCAACTGGCCGTCGCGAGCGGCGGCGCTGATGGCGGCCGATCTGGGCGTCGAGCCTGCAGCAATGCAGAAGGTTCTGGAGAAACATGTCCGTGCCCAACTCGACGATCTTGCCGAGGTCAAACCCGATCTCCGGTGACGCCGACGATATGCTGGATTTTGACGGCGCTGCGGAAATCCTGCGCGCCTGGGGTGCTGGCCTCACGCCGGATGCGGACCTGACCGTTTCCGAATGGGCGGACCGGCACCGAATGCTTTCGGGGCGCGCTTCGGCAGAACCCGGGCGGTATCGAACGGCGCGCACGCCCTACATGGGCGAAATAATGGATCGGCTCTCACCCGGCGATCCGACGCAGCGGATCGTCTTCATGAAGGCGGCGCAGGTCGGCGCGACCGAGGCCGGGAACAACTGGATCGGCTTTGCGATCCACCAGGCGCCGGGCCCGATGCTGGCGGTCCAGCCGACGGTGGAGTTAGCGAAACGCAACTCGCGCCAGCGGATCGATCCGCTGATCGACGAGAGCCCGGAACTGCGCGAGCGGGTGAAACCGGCGCGCTCGCGCGACGCGGGCAACACCATGCTGTCGAAGGAATTCGCGGGCGGCATCCTGATCATGACCGGGGCTAACTCGGCCGTTGGGCTGCGCTCGACCCCGGCGCGCTACATCTTTCTCGATGAGGTTGATGCCTATCCAGCATCGGCCGACGATGAAGGCGATCCCGTCACGCTGGCCGAAGCGCGGTCGCTGACATTCGCCCATCGCCGCAAGGTCTTCCTGGTCTCGACCCCGACAATC